AGGTAATGAAGCGTTCTAGCATCTTCTTAGGTGACGGCATGTTACCACCGCTGGCTATCTCGAATACCGTTAGTGGGTCAATCATACCTGCACCTATCAGTGTCTCTGTCCACTTGAGCTGGCTCTCTCGGTCTATTGGCATAGTGCTGCCTGCTTCTACTGATATGTCGATACCATCTTCTATCAGGTCACCACGCATAACAATGAAGTCGAACTGGCCATCTTCACCACTCGCTTTGAAGTAATGATCTTCCGTGTAGTAGACCTTCATCATCTGGACTAGGTAGCGGTAGTACTTAGTAGCAGCTCGCTCTACAGCACGTGCAATATCGTCCATACGTGTAATGTTCTGCTGTAGCTGTAGCTTGTCTTGGCCTAGGGTCTTGTTGTTTGAGCGTTCACCACGTGATATATCGTGAGTAGCGAATATGTTATCTATCTCAGCACGTGCGTCATGCTTATCTTCTATCACATAGTTAGGCAATGGTGGTGGTGGGATACGTGTGAAGGCACTCCGTACATCACCCTTAACACCTATCTTCTCATCAGGACTACCAATCAGCTTGGCTATATCTTCCTTCTGTATCATCAAGGTATTGAATATCATACCTGAACCACTCATCTCAGCGTTCTCCATAATCTGGAAGCCACGCCTATCAAGTATCCTCTGTAGTGGTGCTGCCTGTTCAATCATGGTAGTAACGTCAATGAATGAGCTACCATCGTTTAAGTAATTAATATTTATAAATGGTGCGCTCGGTCGGTCAAGGAAGTTGGTCATCTTACCTTCCATTAAGTCCTCGGACTCACCTGTTGGCGCTTCACCTGGCATACCCTCTGGTGTCATACCCTCTTCTGGCATAGATGGCATACCCTGCTCTACTACCTTGGCTTCTTCGTCATAATTCCAGTTAGGGTTCTTTTGTTTGTCGAGTACTACTTGGAACTTGTCATCGACTACGGCTACACCACCTGCATACTCACCCTTATCTTCATCAAAGTAAGTAAACCATACCTCATATACATCTACCGTCTTGGCTAGTTGTGACTTGTAGGCTACTAGGTCACCTTTACCATTACGCCTGTTCACACCCATCAGCTTATATATCTCTTGGCGCTTCTCTGGGTACATTGCAATGAGGTCTGCACCTGTCTTGTTACGTATGCGCTGTGCATAGAACTTAGGCTCTTCATTCCACTTAGCATCTTTGTCTACTATCATGTCCTCTGGCAAGATATGCTCTGGGATAATCTCACCATGATCCCCCATCAATGGGTCAAACCGTAGCTTAATCCAGCCTGCTCGCTTCACCATCAGGTTGTGGGTAGCTACTCTGAATATGTCATCGACTTGGAACTTCTTACTGTGTGCAAACAATGCGTCACCAATATCCTTGGCTAGCTGTAGTGAAGTAATCGTATCCTGGGCTGGCATAACCTCTGGCTGGGCTATACGTGTATTGACTACACTCTTGATAGTCTCGACTGAAGCGAAGATACGGTTGTCCTGGTAGGCGTACTCTTCCTGGAACTCATACATAGCCTTATCTTCATAATGCTTTGGTAGCCATAGGTTGTTATTGCTTCTACGTACCTCGGCTAGTCCAAACTTAGCGTTCCAGAAGTTCTCGGACTCAACCAGTGGCTTCTTAATCAGGTCTAATAGGTCACCATCTTCTAACTTGATGTCGAATATTGCGCCTATACCGTTACTATCTTCGTTCAAAATAAAATCCTCCAGTTGGTTAGGTCGGAAGGACTGCTTAGTTGTAGTATATCATAGCCGAACTAAACAATCACCCCTATATATGTTTGGCTTACTATCAGTCTGTAGTTCTGGTGGCATAGCTTACAGCGTATGTTTATAGCTACTCCAAAGTCCCTAGGGTCGCTCGGTGAGTCAATCACCTTATCAATCCGTCCCTTCACATCAGCTATGGTACGCTTACAGTACATGCAGCTAATCTTCTCGAACACACCTAGCTTAGTATCGTTCAATAGATAGACACTAACTGCTGGGTCATCTCCTCTATTCCTCTTCTGCTCGGTTGGGTAGTCTCCGTAGTATTGCATTACTTTATCCTCTTCTTCCTTTGAGCTTGTATACTGCGCTCGATTAACGTATCCATGTTACCAAGTACATCAGATACTTTTGCTTTATCATTACGTACATAATAACTAGTACGCTTACCCTTAACCTTGGCTGCTGGTTGACTGACTCCACCTGTCTCTCCTGTTCTAATCATGAATGATAAGCCAACTCGGTAGTATGCTAATGCGTGTAGTAAGTGGTCTGGTCGGTTGGTCTTGGTCTCCCATCGTGCCTTCAGTATCCCTCTAGTGTCTGGCTCTACCACTCGGTAGGCTTGTTCACACATGTATATCAGCTCTTCCAGGGCGCTCTCTGACTGGTAGAACTTCACGGTCTTATTCACTATGTCGGCTGCCAATAGGTCAAACAACTTAGTCCTATCTGACTGTAGTACACCGAACTCTGTACCTTCCTTACGTCTGGATACGTCCATGCTCTGTGCATTGTCTGGGCTGTAGTAGTGGACGAACACCTTACCTGGATACTTACGTGCTAGCTTCTCTGGTACGGTGAAGTCTGGTAGTGCGTCAATCACTAGGGTAGCGTCATACATGTTGCGTAGTCGCTCTACATCTTCCCAGTCATCAGTCTTACCATAGGCAAACACTCCCTTGGTATCACCCATCACCCAGTGCTTAATCTTACCTGAGTCACACCCCATCACTACATCAGTCTTGCTGGAACTCTCGGAGGTTCTGGCTGCTAGTATGCTATCTCGGTTTATCATATACTCACTGGCTTGGTATGGTAAGCCTAGTACGAAGTTGTGGAAGGTCTGTATGTCCATCTCTTCACGTTGCTTGAGTATCTTCTTGGCGCTTACCCAGGGTATCATTAACTGACTGATCCAATAGCCACGTACTTCACGCTCTGGATACTTAGCTATCCATCTACCACCCTGTCTGTCCTTATCGTATATCTCTTCATGACAATCACCACACGCATATATCTGCTTCACTGGCTCGATGTAGTGTGGCTTCATGTAATCGTCTCGCTCCATATCCATATACATCTCATGGCCACAATGACTACAGGTTATCACCCAGTGCATTTGATCACTCTCTTGGAACTCTTCATGTACTCCGAAGCCTGGTAAGCTAGGGTTACTGAACTTCCAATACCAGCCGTACTCACTGGCTTGTAAGCGTGATTGATAGACTGTTAGCACTGCTTGGTCGCTTCGGTCTGTCTCGTCACTTACAATTAGGTCGGCACTGGTACTAATAGCTTCCCCTTCATGGAACGCTCCTTTGAAGTATATATACCTATCTCCTACCTGTTTAAGGCTCTTGTTGTCCGTATTCTGCACCAATGCAGCCAATACTGGGTTACGTTTGAGCATAGGGTTTACTTTTGGTACTACGAACTCAGCACTGGCATTACGTGTTGGAAGTACATAGATAATGTTGAGCTTAAGGAAGGCTGCTGCATGTACGCTCTTGATAATAGCTGCTACGCTCCAGCCTATCTGGGCGCTCTTCATAATGACTTGGTTAGGTGAGGTATCGTTATACGGCTGTATCATAAACCTATGGCTATCGAACTCAAACCGCTTCTGGTTCTCATTGATAAACTCATTGTCCATCACCCACTTAGCACATGATAGGGTATGAGCTTCTGCTGTAGCTTTGATTTGTAGCTCTTCAGGTGACATTATCAGCCTTCTCTTTGTTGCACCTAAAATGAGCTGGCTGTAGGTTGTCTACTCGGTTACTGCCACCCTTTGATACTGGAATGATATGGTCTATTGTAAGCGCCCACATACTAATCTCTCGCTCTGAGCCTTTAGCTGGTACTGGTATTAACTCGTTGCATAATGCACATGGTATCATTTCACCACTTTGCAGTCTCTTGATGTACTGTCTACGTATAACACCAATACGACTAGCCACGCTTGGTATCCTCCATCAGCATTTCAGTGATACGGTCTATCTTAACTTTGTTCTGTGGATCGTTAGGGTTGAGGTTGTTCTGTTGTATGAATGTATTGTAGGTATTGCCACCGCCTTCTGCCTTTGATGTTCTAGCTTTCATGACGTTATACTCTTTGATAGCACTCATCTTGGTTTTAAGGTCTGCGTTCTGGGTGACTAGGAACTCTAGCTGTTTATCTACGAACTGGTCATTAAGTCCACGTAACTCAAGTATCTGATTGATACGTTTGAGAATATTAGCATTTGTTAGTAACTTGGAAGCATTAACTACGGCTGTTTTATATCCCTTTGGCTCTATGTTGTAGGCTTCTATATAACTCTGAGTACCATTACCAAAAAACTCTTTGTCGCTTGCATACAACTGACAGAATAGTTCCTGTTTAGGATTGAGTTGGATAATCTCAACTTCACTATTCTCTGTAGTGGTTATGTCTTTACTCATAGTTTATATTTTACCCCTGTTGCCGTATATTGTGCGACGTACCCTTTTTCGTTATGTTATGACTTACAGTACCCTACTTACTAACCTTAATACCTTCGTCTGGACTGTCTGGCTTGTTTTCTATCTGGGTGATGGTAATTTCGCTTAAGTCATCACTTAATTGAAACTTAGTATTCTCGTCCACTGGGTATTTTAGCTTAGTGATTGCAATGGTGCTGAGTAAGCCACTGAATATAGCTTGTTGATGATTGCGTACATAGATCAATAGGTTACTGTCTGCTACGTCTAGTTTATGTTTGGCCATTATATTTGTACCCTTTGCTGTAAGTTATTAATTCTACTAATAATGTTAATGATTGACCGATTGTTCTGGAGTGTGAGTATTCTGTTGATTGAACCAGTTGGGACTGCTTCGGATAGTTTGTCTGCACTATCGAATGGTTCTTCATTGCGTAGTACGTTATGCAATGTATCTTCTAGTAAGCTAATAGTTTTATTCAGCTCATCAATCAGACGCTCTTGCTCTTCCATAGGGTTAGCGTCTTTAGCGATTGGCCTAGCCATTGTTAATGGCTGCATTGTTTGTGTTACTTCGTCTCTTGGATAATCACTCATGTTAAACCTCCTTAGTCGTTTTTAGTTAGTGCTTTATTGAGCCACATTGCGCTTTGCTCAAGGTTGGTAATTGCTAATGATGTACCACGGCTTTGTGGTAATTGCTTAAGCTCTTCACACAATGCTTCATATTTATCTCTAAAGACTTGCATTTGTTCAATTTGCTCATCGGTTGGCTTTATATATTGCATTGACATTGTATACTCCTATACTTCTTTTAATTCTTCTTCTGTGAATTGTTGCTTTGCCTGGTCTGGATATTGGCGTACAAACTCTGGATTTACTTTGCCGTTTACCCAGGGTTGTAACATATCCCTTTGGTGTTCTTCTCGGTCTCGGTCTCGATGGTATTGTGCGGATTGTGGTGATGCGTCTCGTCTAGCTTTGGCTACACATGTATGACAATAACCTCCGAACACTCCATCAAGTATCATTACTGTTGGTTTTTGTACCTCCTTCCCACATTCATCACACATCATAAACTCCTCAGTCTGGCTTCACGCTCTTTCATGTTGGCT